GAGCAGAAGCGCTTCGCTCGCAGTGGACGCAAAATCGGCTGTCTGGAGGACGCACCTGCTGCGACCACCGTAGTCATCGTGCGGGGGCGGCTGCGGGCGGGCAAGGTAGTACCCAAGCAGCACGTGGGCTTTGTGTGGGAGGGCGCCAGCAAGTCCAAGACTGACGCACTCGTCCAGGGGCTGGTGGGGCGAATGTGTGGCTACGTTTTCGGCGACCAGAAGCCGACGCTGTATGTGCCAGTCACGGCGCTGGTGCCTGACGAGCTAGGGCTGGTGCTCTGCGGAGACCTGCCAAAAACGGCGACAAATCTGCGGGCGTCACAGATGACAAACGGTAAGTCCGTCTTTTCGACGGCATAATGTCAACCAAAAATTAAAAAAACAAAAATTTTTAAATGCCTATCTCTACACCTTGTAAATCGCCTTCTGTGCGTCCGTGAGCGCCCTCCACTGTTCTGCTAGGTTCCTGGTTTGTAGCTTCTGCGTAGGGTTTGCCTTACGCTCCTCGTCGCAGAAACGCATATAGCCGGTGAGAGGCTTCTTTTCCTTTACATGCGCTGGAGCAGCAGTCGCGGCAGCAGTCGCCTTCTTTGTAGGCTTGGCAGCCTTTGGCTCCAGCTTTCCTAGTGCGTCCGTAAGACGCTTCTGTACCAGGGCAAGCTCTGTCGCCATATCCGTAACCTGCGCCGTGAGTGATTCTAGAGTTTGAGGAGACGTTGACATACTAGGGATATGCTGGGTTTCAAACAAGAAACTGGCTGTATCAATTTTTTGAAGGGTGTCGCGCTGGGCGTCAGTCATATGAAACGTGACGGGCTGCGCCCAGTAGGCGTAGGGGGTGGCGGTTGTGGTGGCACGTGGGCTGGCAACAAGCTTTCTAAGTCCAACAAGTTTGCCGTTGAGACCTGGCTGATTACGAGCATGGCGCTTCCACGCCCACTCAAATTGTAATGTATTCGACCAGTCGGGAAAGCCTGATACATAGAGCGCCTGCGTCCATTGCTTGCCCTTGGTTGCCTTAGCGCCGCCGGCAAGTTCGCCATTATGCTGCTTCAGGCGATGTGCTGGGTCATTCGTAGCACCAATATATGTTCTATTGGTTCCAGGAATGTAAAGCAGATAACAGTAGTTCATCACCGTCTAGTGTGTCTACGTCTATGGCGTTTATATATTCGCCGTCTGTACTTACGTGTTTTGCCACCACCGCCGCGTTTTCTTATAGGTGTCGGGGCAAAGGCGGCTCGTGTAGTATTTGATGGCAATGAAGGCATTGCTGGCACAGTAGGCAATTCGGGCATAGGCGGCAGGGTCGTTGCTGCCTTGATTTTGTTGTGTGTGTTTGCTATTGCCTTATTTGCCCCTGACGCTTTTGCTGCAGCACCCAAGGGATCCACTTTGATAGCGTTGAGTTTTGCTAAGGCTTTGTTTGCACCAGTTTTCTCCATTACTGTATTGGCAAGGTCCTCTTTAATTGCTTCTGCCGTAATAGGTGGCGGCGGGGGTCCTTTATCTTCACCAACTTCGGGTACATAATAATCTAGCCACGTTTGTAGAGTCGGCAGGGGCTTGAATGTATTAATAATACGTTCGCGGTTTACAAGATAACGTGAATACTGTTTTTCTATTCCATTGGCGAACATATTCAAAGTCGCGCCAATATCAAACGGAATCGCGACAAGAATTAGTTTGAAGGCATCACCGGTTCGTTTTCGTGATATACTTATAATCGCACCAACGAACGCCATATAGGCTGTTATGATATCAGCAATGATTGTACCTGTTTCCGCTGCCGGACCCGCTGCTAAACCAGCTGTAAGAATACCTCCTACAAATCCTGCACCATAATGCATTATCACTTCAATTCCCTCGCCTATAGCAGGAATATTTGTTGTTAATGTATCCAGTGCCATACTTATATACGGTCCAAATAAGTCCATGTGTTCCAAATTATACATAAGATAGAAATACCACCATATACCGTCCCATTTTTCGGAAAAATGGAGATAAAAGGGGGATTTTTCATAAGATTTATAAAGTGAATGAAAGACCTTTTCCCAAAATTCTACTTGGTGGGGTGGCTCCTGATATCCAGGACGCTGTGTTGCACCAAACATATCATCTTTAGGATTATAACCTGGTTTGGTTGGGTCACGTAGGGTAATGGGTGGTGGGGTTGATTTATCTCCTCCATGTTGTACGGAGTGGTGGATATTTGGTATTGTATTATGTCGTAAATTAACAAGGTTCATAATTACTGGCATATCCATCTGCGAAAAAATAGGCTTACCATTCTCTGTAACATTTCGAGCAAGCGTTGCAGGAGATACATTCCTGTGCTTATCTAAAAATCGGTATAGAGTGGAGAATTTACTGAGTTCATTACTAATATTAGGAAAGCGGGAGCCGGTTGCTTCATTCGCTACCATATATGCATGTGGATCTGGTTGCGCAATTTTCAATTCAAAGGTATTCGGCATACCTTCCCTATTTATATAGTTTTTTTTGGTTTTTGGTTTTGTCTACTCATAGTCGCGGATGGCGAGCCCCACTGGGAAGCGCGGGATGCCATCCTCCGTGAGCTCCTGAAAGCGCACCGTCAGCTTCTTGCCGACCGCCTTGGACGCCGTCTTAAACGCTTCCTGACGCTCCTCGTGTGTGCCCCTAGGGCGGACGCTGAATGTCTTGTGGTCCTTAGTTTCGCAGGTCCAGATAACACAGCCCTTCTCGATGCCGTCACCCTCCTTGAAGCCCACAATCTTGTACTCATCGTCCTTGAACTCCTTGTACTTCTGGAGGTCGGCAGAGCGATGTCCCACCTTGTAGAGTCCCGCCTTGTTGCGTAGGATGAGTCCCTCATAGCCGTCGGCAACATACTCGGCGTGGAGCTTTTTGACGTCGTCCAGATTGTTAGCGATGTCGGTCGGCAGGAGCTTGAGCGCGGTGAACTTGTTCTTCTTGAAAAGGTCGGTCAGGTAGGCATTACGCGTTTCGTTTGTGCCGTCCATGACCGTGTCGTAGACACAGAGGTAAATCTGCGTCATTTTTGGAGCGTCTGCCGGCTTGAGCGTCTCCTTCTTGACAAGCCCTACAATCTCCTGAAAGTTGAGCGTGTCACTATAGAGCTCGCCGTCCAGAATCGTGACCCCGTTGGGGACCAAAGGACCCTTCGGCAGACTGTTGATCTCAGCGCGAATGTGGTCCATGTGCGGGAAAGCCTTGCCCGTGCGCGAGAAGAGACCCTTGCCCGAGATAGCAAGGCAGCGTACACCGTCCAACTTGCGCTGTGCGTAGCACGGAAACTTGATGTCCTTGCCACGCTTGTTGTAGTCGTGGGCAAGCATCGGGTGCGGAACGCCGCCTGCGTCTGTTGCCGCCTTGGCGTTCTTCTCGGCGCTTGGCTTAACGGACTTGACGCTCTCCTTGTCGGAGTCACCCGCCTTTTCGCCCATTTCAGGCTTCTTCTCCGTCATACCGCCCGCCTCGGTCTTCTTCTTCCAGTCGCTCTGCGCCTCATTGACCGCCTGCTGGACGGGCGTTGTCTCATTCTTCTTGCCAATGTTCTTACCCACAGTGACAAGGCGAGTGTTTGTCTGGAGTTTGCCATCCAGGTAGCCGTGGGTGGTCGTAATCGCACCGACGCCACTCTGGTCCTCAACTTTGATAGACCACATCTTGATTTTACCTGTAGACGCCTTGCCGTACAGGGTGGGAAAGGAGGGGATTACGGAGGACATTATTTATGTTGGAGGAGGAAAGTGTATAAATGTTTTGTACGCAGTCAAATACGTACAAAGCATCCTACTGAGTTTCAATTTTTTCAAGTGCGTCGGCGGGTTCTGCGTCCTCCAAGATAGGTCGGTCCAGCATTTTTAATAAGATATTTAGCAGTCTTTCCATCTGTTAAAAAACGGGATGAATACGGATCCTGCTGGACGTTGACAATCGCGTTATTTGGAATTACGTTTGTACGTCTAGATTTACGGGTATGACTGCGTCTTTTTGCCATCTATACTATATTTGTATTTTTTGTTTTCTTTCGCATCTCTTTATTTTGAACAATACGACGACCCGTATCTCGTCCCCACTTTTCAATCGCGGTCACATATTCCTCTGTGGAATAACGCCCACCAGGTCGTTGCGTGTTTGTAAGTTTTGCGGGAGTAATATTTAACGACTTTGCAAGTTCAGCAATTTTATCGTGGTCGTCAGGAATAATAATATCATTTACTGCATGAAGTTCATGTGTCGTCAAAGGACCTCGTGGATGTTTAAATGTCAATGGAGTTGCGGATGTTATCTTATAACGATTACGAATATGAAGCGGAATAAGATCCTCCATTGTAGTCGGGCGTTCCCAATGCGACCAATCTGTCTTACACATCTCAGTCATATGACCGGTTTGGAGGCATCGACGGCAAGTAATCATATCTTTAATAGGACAATTATCATGTTGGACGTTTTGTCCTCGAATAACTTTACAAGTCTGACAGGGCAACATACTAGGGTAGCGGAGGTAAGAATTTAAAAAGCCCTACGGGCACGTTCAATTTTTTTATTATATACACATTGACATACAACAACCACAGCAACATACAATACAATCGTCCTCTATTTTTTCCTCTTTTGGTTGACCTGTATTTGTATCATGTATCGTACAATACATCTTACCGAATCCTACACGATTATTACAGTTTGTATGTTTACATAATATTGGATTTGTATTTACAACCGAAGACTGTGAAATAGGTATTGAAGTAGTAGATCCCATTCTATTTATATGAATAAGCGAAAAATTTGAAGAAACCGTTGTCAATCTTTCTGTTTGTAATGCTCTCCCCTGATTTTTATACACTTAATAGACATACTGAATTCGTCTTCCCCCATGATAACTGCGACCATACTACGGATGAAGAGTTGAAGGAGTTGCTCTTTGGATCTTATCACTTGCCTGAGTTTCTAACAAAGTATTATGTGTGTCGGCTGGGTGCGGATGCAGCGGGATCCGTGGCAGATATTGTTAAGGGGTTGCAGACGGATGAGGACTTTGTGTTGGCGGCAATTGGGTACTTGCGGTTCAAGTTTGTTTTGGAGGTACTTCACGTACAGTCTCTTATGAAGAAACTACGTGATATACCGTTGCGTGTAGCAGTAGACCGCGGCGACTGGCTCAAAACAGGTGTTGCGGACGAGCGGGTCTGGCGCATTGACTGCCTGGCGACATGGCTCTTTAACTATATGATTCTTTCGGTAGAGGCGCGGTGCTCTGGGATTGTGGGAGCTCGGCTCATAGAGCCAATGCGTGCCGGACTTACCACGATGAATAAGGCAATTCAGAAGGTTCGTGCTGAACCGTGCGATGGTCGCTATGTATGGCGCAATGTCCCGCCTTACGATCTAGTAGCGTATCCCTTTCTTTCGCTTATCAAGGGTTTATGGGACGCTGTTCTGCCGCTTGTGACGACGGACTTTACGGGTCTTGGCGGGTGTAGTACCGTTACAGGCTGGAGTCTCAACTCGCCCAATAATTGCGCAACCGATGCGCTTACCTGAATGTCCTGTTGTCACACTATCTTCAAACGGTCCACTTCCTAAGTCGTCCTCATCTTCGTGAATAATTACTGAGCGCCCCCATAAGTCTTCAAGAGTGACACCTTTCAGAATATAAGTTACTTCATCGCTGGGTCCCTTCAGATTACCTAAATCGCCAGTATGACGGTCTTTAACACTGTTAGTTGGTGGACCCCCGTGGGATTTTTTGGGTCCTAGATGAAAGTGGTCGCATGCTGCCTTACAACCCTCGCCTCTCATATCACCCGCCTTATGAATATGGAATCCATGAAGACCTTTCGGGAGTTCGGTGAAATTTGCGTGTACTTTTGTGCCTGTAGGAGTTGGTGAAAAATTGACCTCGCCGGTGATGCCATTGGTGCCTGTAAACAAGGCGACAGCCATTCTACTATGTCTGATAGTATTCTTATTAATATGATCTTAAACGAGGACAACGGTCTTGAAAATACATGGATTATTTATACAGTCTTTGCGTGTCTAACATTCGGATATTATATCTATTACAATCTATTTGCCGCATTTCTATATGCGGGAATTACGCTTGAACTTGCTCTAAGAGTTCTGGACTTCTTTGTAAAGTCCGCGCTTCACTGGGCGTTTCGACGCCGGTATCCAACTATGGCGGCAATCTAGGTTAAAAATTTGATACTACAATGTGGCTTTTTAAATAAAGTAAACATGGACTATTTACTCTATGCGCTCAATATCGGATTTCTTTTCGGAGCCGGTTATTATGGGTATATTATTCACGAGGAGATTGAAGCATTGCGACTCCGTATTGTCCAACTTTCCTCGGCATGCCAGCTCGCCGAAATCCAAACAGGTCGCCCGTACTTTACCTCTCTTGGCAATAAACTGGCATCCTGCGAGGTAGCAACACGTGTCTACGAAGTCGCCAAAGAACGGCTCCAAATGCTAGACGATACACAAAATTAGTTGTCTCAAATAGGAAGAATGACAACAGCCCATTTAATACCCCTCGGATTCGCAACCGTTATGGCAATTATAGACTCAATAGGACTCGGTTTACTGAAACAAATATCGACAAAGGCGGTAAGTTTTTCATTTATGCCTATCGCAGCCCTTATCTACGCCATACAACCTTTTATTTTCTTACAGTCATTGAAGTTTGAATCGATGACGGTAATGAATATCTTATGGAACCTTACAAGTGATATTATAGTGACGTTTGTAGGAATATTCATCCTCGGCGAACAAATAGGCTTCCGTAAAGCGCTTGGTATAGTCTTCAGTTTTATCGCCATCTATTTATTCACCTTTGAGGACGGTCATAGCCCCTTAGAAAAGTATTTTGCTAAGATGTGTAATTTTACGACTTAAGTACATCTGCGAGATTCTTGACCTCGTCCGCCCAGTTGTATTTTAAAACTGTCTCCCGTGCCGCTCGACCGTGTGCCTCTCTGAGGTCCGAATCGAGCAAATACTCTTCGGCAGCGATTGCTAAGTCCGTTGCGTCGACAATCTCGCTTTTTCCACCAATAATACTCATCGAGAGCGGTATATAGAGTTCATACTTAGGCAGGACACACATCGCATTCTGGTTAGGAATACAGAAATCGCAGAATCCCCCAATATACGGAACAACCTGAGGAATACCGACACCCATTGCCTCAAACTGGCAGAGACCAAAACCTTCCCCGTCAGCGGCTGTAATTCCAACATCGCTCATAGAGTAGAGTTCATTAATAACAGTATCGTCCCATGCCATAGAATGTTCGGTTACCATTAATTTATGCTGGTGATGCTGAGGGACCATCCCAAGGCGAACAAGTTCGCGTATATAAATCTCCCTAATTGCAAAGCCTCCCAATTGTCCTGCATCACATACTTCTAACAGAGCCAAATGCTTCGTAGGGTACTTTGCCACTAATTGAGCGAAGGCTTGTATGACAATATCGTGTCGCTTTCGCGGAGTATTACGATTCAAGTTTAGAAAAAGAAATAGATGTTGAGGAATATTGTGCTTTTTACGCATAGCGTCGCGATTAAGGGGCTTAAAGACATTTGGCTCAAATCCGTGGCGCAAGATATGAATCGGTTTTGTGATACCCTGCTGTTGTAGAATAGTTCGCCAATAGTCTGTAAAGGCAAAATACATATCGGCATCTTTGTTGATACGGTCCAGAAGTTCTGGACGTTGTATCTTATACACTTGGTCAAAATAGATGATAAGTTTATATGTCCGTTCTTCTGGTTTGACTTGTTCCTCTAATTTATCCAAAAAACGGCAAATAATACTTGCATCATTATAAATCATTATGTAGTCGGGTTTCACTTGACGAACATAATCTGGTAATTGACTGAATCCAAATCCCTGCTCTGACTGGTCCTTCTCGTGTGGAAAAGGGTCGTATACGTTTACATTTGGTGGATACATACGATTCGCTTGCTGGACTTTCACAAAGTTTTGGAAGGCAAAATGATAGATATCCAACCAAGGATACTTGGCAAGTTCATGAATTATATTATGCGTAACCTTGCTGTAGCCAGTTGTCTGGTTTGTATGTGTACCAACAAGCATAAATTTTACTCGTTTTTGGGTAGGAGCAGCATTCGGTAGCTTCGCTAGAAGGGATTCTAGATTTGTAAAATTTGACATTTAGCGTCTTATGATAGTCTATGTAAAAGTCTTTATATGTCATCCGCGGCGGTCGAAAGGAAGGCAAAAATTCCGCGGGCTTTGCGCGAACAGGTATGGCTTGTATCCGTAGGTACCAAATATGAGGCAAAATGTACCATATCTTGGTGTAAAAACCGGATAAATGTATTTGATTTTCACGTCGGTCATAATAAACCGGAAGCAAAAGGCGGTAGTTTAGATATCAAAAATCTAAATGCTATTTGCGCTCGTTGTAATCTTTCTATGGGAAGTCAGTATACAATTGATGAATGGAATAAGTTATCAGCACAAAGTGGACGTTGTGGCTGCTGGGGTTAGTTAAGAACTGACTTAATAGTATCCTTGACCTCTGCCTTTTTTGCTTGCCACCACGTCGCTAGAATTTGGCGATGATCCTCCATTACAGAAGCATTCTGTGCTAATACTGGTAGAATTTCTGCTGCCTTATCCCACGAAGGAAATGATAAAATAGGATGCTTGCCAAGAATATCTACATACGTATCCTTTCCCTCAGGTACATAAACAGGAATCGCACCCTGCTCTAACGCTTCATAAAGGCGAAACGACTCCAAAGAAGCAAAACCACTGAAACACGGTACAAACTTTGTCTGCTGATTTAACGTATTGTATTCGTTCGCATTCAGTTTTGCTGGAGCACTCCATGTTGGACGGTCCGCAAGCTTGAAATTGCCTGTGCGCTCCAGACTATGAATCGCCATGCTGCGTCCTGGACGGTCCATAGATCCGGCAAACGACCATAGATACTGACGCTCCGCAAATGCCGGTGTTTTACCAACAGAGGTGCGACCATTCGCATATCCAAGAGGGAGGAAAGTTACCTTCTTAGTCGGTAGATTTGGACGGACATAATTGCGAATAATATGCTTGACTGCCGGTGATGTATAATATTCAACAGGATCTTTGCCAAACTCATCACCCAAATGGAGAATTGTCATTTGTCTACCTATCTTCTCGAGACCACTGGCAAATCCATTGTAAATATAATCAAGTCCTGACTCACCTGGAATATTCAGAAAAAGTAAAATAGGATTTGGTGTATTTACAAGTTCATCAAACGAGTGGAGAGGGAGCCATCGAATAGGCTTTGGAAAGACGGCATTTAGCCAATCATTTTCTAGAAGTGCGTTTATATTAATTGTCTTAAGGTAAAAAACAGAAATAGTATCTGTAGCGGACTGCGTTAGCGACTGGGCTACACCTAGCTTTCCAACAATCTTACCCCATACTGCTGTATTTGATAGATCGAACCTGCGCTTGAGATTTGTGTAAATATCTGCCTTGTATTTCATAAACATCTCATTCTCGGACACGATAAGTTGTTCGAACATTCCATGATATGTCTTTGTAGCATCAAAATTCACTGGAGACCATGACGAAAGCATAGCATCTAGGGCAGGCTTGAACTCTGCTTCATTTTTCAGAATTGTAGCTTGTAGAAGTCGATTCCACACTAGAGAGAAATCTGCGGTAGCAGGGGCAGGTGCGGGTGCGGGCGCAGGGGTAGAATTGTCAACTACATTATAGGTCTGCGACTGAATATTCTTGGTAATAACCGAAAAGACCTCTTCCTTAGAAAAGCACTCTGTATTATTCCATAGGTCACTGTCAAAGTTATCTACGCGATTAAAGTTATTAAAATCGGATTTCTGATATACAGGGTCGTTCTCCTGAAAACACGTGGCAAGTAACGGTGTCGTAAAATAAATATTAAGGAGATTATCACCGTGATTGACAATCATATGATCGCCACTTGTAAAAATACCCTTCTCCTTTACAAGTGTAATCAGTTTACGAGCACCGCTCTGTGTAAGTACATATGCATAGTTACAGAAATGAAAATAGCGACGAGGAGTGCTTGAGTAGAGAGTGTTTGGTGCGACTCTACCAAAGTATTCATTCACCTTCTCAGCCACTTGGGGGAATCCTGCCTTGTTCGGTGGAAGAATACCACCCAGATAGATAACATCAGCATCGGCAGGAATATGCTTCGCCGCAGTCATCCACCTTAGAATCCAACGGTCAAACAGAACAACATCATCTTCCATAATGAGATACGACTTTGCGAGTTTATCGTTTGCGAGCTTTTCCCACAATGTCAAATGAGAAAGCGCGCAACCCATAACCGACTTCTTCCAGTTAAAATCATTATTACGGAAACAATGTGCGAGTTCAGGCGTCAAGGTCAGTGTACGACCATCCGTCGCCTTCATTAAGTATACACGATCCTTAATATTTTTATGTGTCTCCTTGAACTTCTCGAGTCGGTCCTTACGACGTTCAAGATTAATAACATACGCCTCACCAATACCATCGGTAAAAGGGGCAATATCCTTAAAGTTTCCACGATGAACGTAAAATGGAGTGCCCCACTGCTGTGCTGTACGCATAGCACGGTCACAGTAGAAATCCTTGAGAGGCATACGAGGCGCACCAGCACGCTGGGTAAGAATACTGAGGATGGACTGGTCGTGACGATGACCTAGGCAGACCTCGGAATATGGACTCCACTTCTCACCGACAATAATCTCAGGCTTATCCTCTGCAAGCCCAAGTGCTTGGCGATGAACGGAATTCATATATTTTCCACCTGCCTTATATCCAATACAACCCGCCCAAATCTGATTCGCTTTGAGTTCTTCAGAGGTGACCTGAAGTTCCTTACAAAAGGTTGGATGACACCAGCGTTCATTCGTCTGCTCGCCATCATCTAAGATAAAGATATCATTCTCCTGAATGGTCGACCATACCGAAGTAATAGGAGAAGCAAGTGCGACGCCTGCATCTAAATAGAGTATAAGCGTCCCTGCCGCAACCTTAAGTGCCGCATCAACTTGAGCCCATAGTTTCCAGGCAAAATGTTGCGGATTCCAAAAGTCTTGCCAAGGTCCGTGCTCCTCTGGAAACCGCCGAATCTCTGTCACACCGTTATCTGTAAGTAGTTTATAATGCTCCTCTGTAACATCACGCCATACATATACGACTCGCGGAATATCTGGCTCGTACGACTTTATGTAAGCTACAAGATTGAGCGCTGCCTCAATATACCGCGCAGATGCCGCGGTTATAAATAGGCGAGACGATGATTGAGCGACTGCTGGCTGCTGAGGCTGCTGCTGGATCGACTGGGTCGGCGTCTGGTAGAGAGGTGACTGTAAAGGCTGCGGCTTCGGAATTGTAGGGTAAGACGCATATAACTCTGAGTAATTCATTGTTTCATACATTTTACCAAAACTCTCTGCTTTAGCCCAAGAATCGACAGTTACATCTTTATCTAAAATAAGTTTAAAAATACGCTTACCTACGTGTTCCATTGTCTCTTCACACCGTAGTTTGCTATTAGAAGAAAGAGCCGGCAACGATGCCATCTTGCGCCATAAATCTGCATCATCGTCAACCTTTTTCACCGCCTGAATAAGGTCCTCAGGCTTACTAATTTGATTGGCATTGATAAATCCAGCCGAATCAAAATCGCGGTCAATAAACGAATCACCCCAATAAATAGGAACCGCGCCCGCCACCTTTGCATGGAAGAGTTTCTCAGTCGTATAACCAGGACCTGCCGAATTTTCATACGTAATCGCAAACTTATAATCCTTATAAAATTCAACCTTTGCTAACTCTCCACCACCGCCACCTAGACCCGCCGGAATAGGACCCTCAGGACGATTACAAAATAGACGTCCCGCCGAATCAACCTTGCGCCATCCATTTAGCACCTGAAAGGATGCATTACGATTATTATTGTTTGGATTTGTCGCTACAAAGGCGCAGAATTTACTCTTATTGTTGATAACGTCAGGGTCAACCGTTGTCGCCGCTTGAAGCGAGACAGGACGCGGGTTGACAATCTTTGCCGGATCGCCGCCAAACCAATTGATTTCAATCATCCATAAAGGCAGACGGATATAGTTCGACGATGTACTATACTGAAATCCAAGGCTTAATACAATATCAGAATCTTTTGGTGGCGGAGTATTTTCACCTGTAAACCATACTTTACTCACACCAGGATACGCCTTTTCCTGTCCCTTGCTAAGTGGTCCATAAATAACAAGATTAGGATGTTTGCTATCCAAAACAACGGAAATATTGTTTGTAACGCCAATCCACGACAGCAAATACATAAAAAAGTTATACTTCGGTACAAATTCACTCCATAGTTCACAGAAATGTACGCGCAACTCTTTTTTGGATACTGACGGACTCGAAGGCTGAAGCGGAATTTTTACAGGAGCCATTGCGCGTTTTAAACAATCATTATAATCCGATGATAATGCAACCGGTGAAAAGCGCTTGACAAGTTTTAGATTAAATGCACTATGCGCAGCTGGGTCAAATAGACGCGCTCCCTTTTTATAATCATCTTTGAGTTGTCCCCACATGGCAGTCGCATCCAGAATCTGATTGAGTTTATATCCATAAGGAGCGCCAAGCTCTGTTAGAAGTTCACAGTTGTGGATAAGAGGAATACCAAGATAGAGAGCATCGAGCAAAAATAGTTTGAGAGGACGAAATCGCTGGTGAGCAATAATAAATGCTTTCTCCATTCGTAAATCTGGTAGTCGTATACGTGGTAAAATCGAACCACTAATATCAGGCACCAGTAAATTTTTAATAATATTTGTCTTAAAAAACTCGCTTGACTGTAATTGCTCGCCATTATGAACGTTAAACCGCACAGGGTCTCCTCTTACACGTATCTGTGTAAGAATATTTAGCGGAATATTACAGTGGCTTGTATTACTGAAATTATTTTCAACAATACGTGCGCACCAAGATACAGAGGGATGAGTGGTACTATTTTTTAATACCATAGCATCAACCTGTTTTGCCGACTCCTTCCATTCAGGAATAGTATTTTCCTTACAAAAAATATCAAGCGCTTGAGGATTCCATAAAAAAGGCACTTGGATAACCTGGACTCCTGACAAGAATTCAAGATAGTTCACATCTTGGACGGAATACAAATCGTACGTCATAATGGCAGTAATGTTCTTAAAAGAACGCTGTGTGGGATTCCAAGGATAGACGGACGATTCAATATCGTGAAATACAGGTGGCTGGTTAACCCATAGAATTCGATGCTTCGCTACTTTGAGTCGGTCTTCTGCCGGCATATGCCAGACGACTTCAATAAGAGCATCAAATGTATCGGATGTACTAGGGTCCCACGCCTTGCGTTTTGGCAAAACATCCTTTAACCCTTTCAAGTCCATAAACCAGTCCGGCTCGCCTTTTGGATATAGAAGTGTGACATCATATTTCGCATCCGCAAGCGTCTTTGCTAGCGAACATGCGACTTGGGGGATACCCCCGCTAAAATAACTATGAAGAAATCTTACAGTAACTCCCACTTTCATAATGGTCTACAAGATGTCTTACTCGTGGTTTTTAAACCGCCTTCGTTTTGGTTGGAAGGACCGCAGGAGCACATATTTTGTTGCTCCGCGAAGGGATTTTAAAATAGTAATATTATAAATGGTTGACGCATTTTATAAATGCCCGATTTATAGTTTGCCGACGGCAGGGGCAAGAGGGGACCCTTGGGGTGCCGGCGCAGGCGCCGCCGCGCGCTGAAAGAGCAGCTCCTTCCAAGTCTCAACGTTCTTTGGATTATAAATCGAAAAGTGTGAGGTGAGTTGCTTCACCTGTGCTGCGTAAGCGACTTTATTTGTATTATGATACTTAATAATCCTATCTATTTGTTGGGCGCCCATGTGAAAGTCATTACCGTCATAGTAATAGCCGTACTCTTTAAAACGCTTAATATTGTGGACAACAGGGAAGCCCATTGTAATAAATTCAAGGAAACTATAATTATATTCATTATTGACCTGATGCATAATAATAATCGCCGACGGAAATGCCTTTACAAGATTGACAATATGCGCTCGTGGAGTCAGTTGTAACTTATTGTCCTTGTAGAGTGTAATATTTGGCAAGACCGACGATTGATAATAAGAATTTTGTTTAAGGCGTTCACCATTAATCGCAATCACTTGTCCCACACGACGTGGATGCTGGCGGTAATACGCTTCAGCGACCGTAATTGGAATAATCGAATTCTTTTGAAAACTAATATTTGGCTCCATAATCACAAATGTACGTTCAGATTCAAGATCAAGTCCCTTGTCCGTATAGACTTCTCCCATACTCTCAATAAACATAGGTTCCCATACATAAGGCGCAATTCGTGTCTTCCCACATAAGGCATTAATTGAACCAGCGTACTCAGCATGAAAGTCGTAGTGTGGACTCACCCATATTTCATCAATCTCCCCCGCTACGTGATGACTGAAATTTATATTCTTCATAAATGTGATTGTCTCAATATCAATATTGAGAATATTGCCAAGATAGAGTTTTGAGACTTTTGCACCCATAGATCGAATGAATCGTCGAATACCTGGATCGCACGACATACCCATCTCAAGATATGAGGCAATTGGAAACGGCTTTGCTGCGTACTCCTTAAAATCAATCATACGAAATTTCTCGTGTACGGTAGCATCCTTATGATTTTGATTGTTGTCTACTAGGAGCCACGGACGATAACCCATAACCTCAATCATACGGTAAATAATATATACATTTTGAAATAGACCGTTCGCCCAAATGTGTTCATCAGGAATGCGAACCGTCGTAAGAATAATATTGAGTTTGTCGTCCGTCGATTGTAAATCACTCATCTTCGGCGGATTAACAGGTTGTACGGTAAGACCATAGCCTGTGCTAATATTCGGGAAACTCATCGTTATTCGTTTTAGGGTTTTATTGGTTTAAATCCAGGCTTGTGGCTTCACGGCTTTTACGGATAAACAGACCCTGTTGCTTTAAAGCGATTTAACGCATTGCGTACCTGCTTTTGGACGTGTGAGGGCATACTTGGATTCGCCAAATAGGTAATACGAATATTACGGTTTGTGCGCGCAATTTGCTGCGGCGTTGATTTGCCCATCATCCAGTTACGAACAATTTGGCTGCCATTATTGAGTTTTGGTAGAAGACGGCGCGTACCATTCTGACGAGTTAGATTCGCATTACGACGGGCTTTACGGGTCTTTCCCATTCTAGTTTATATATGGATTATTGGCAACGTCCCGCCTCTGCAATCTCCGCACCATTACACATACATGTCTGCGTCTTACAAATATCACCATTCTTTATCGCTGGCGGAAAAACATACTCGTTCTGGAAACCCTCGTATTGTTTGGTAAAATGATGAACCGTCTTATGGATTGCCGCATAGAGAAGAGCAAAAAGGACACCGTGTGTGAGCGCAACAACGATTTGCGATCCCTTTGGTGGTAATGTAACAAGGATACCGGGTGTGAGCGCAACAAAGAGCAAGGCAGTAAATAATGTCATCAATGGATGAAACATCTCTAGTATACGTTGGTTTAAAATCGCTCGGTATAAATTAAGGAGATTCACAATGACGTCTCGCTCCGGTGGTCTGATGGAACTTGTAGCACGAGGAAAAAAAGATATATTTTTTACATCCAATCCCACAGTCGCATTCTTTCATAGCGTCTATATGCGCTCGGTTCCTTTTACGAAAGAAATATATGTAACTCAACCTCGTAATGCGCCTGATTGGGGACGATGGGTAGAATTTGATATTGACCATCGCGGCGATATAGCAAAGTACTTCTTCCTTCGTATTCAACTACCTACATGGCTACCTCCCGTTGCGGCTGCCGCAAATCTTACCGGTATTGTAACGGATGCGAGTGGAGTTACCTTTGGATACACCAATACTATAGGATTTCAAATGATAGATAAAATCCAACTTTTCCAAGACCAAGTTCTGATTCATGAATATTACGGCGAATATCTTGCCTGGCGTCAACGCCAAACCGCTGAAACGGGGTCTGTCTTTTTAATGTACGATGAAGTCGGCTCGCACGTAGAAACTCCACTTGCTATTGGACGCTCTGCTACCTTAAGCGAATTACGCGTTCCAATTCCTATTCTTGGTACACAAGCGGCATTTGACCCTGGTATGCCACTTGTAGCGCTCAAACAACAACGATTTCATATTCGTATTTATTTACGTAAACTGAATGAAGTCGTTGTTGCCAGTGACGGGCGTATTAACCCTCAGCCGTGGGGAAATAAACCCTTACGTATCCAAGCAACACAAAACGGTCCTATTGATACATCGCAGGTTACTTTACCCCTTGAACAGATTCCTCCTATTCAAATGAATTTAGAATCAACGCAGATTTATTTACCTCGTGATGCGAATCTATGGCTCAAATCACAGACTTTACGAATCCCCTATAGAAATATCCGTCACGAGCAGTTTACTATTGAAGATAATTCATTTACAGCCGCCTCCCCGCCATACTTAGCAACCGTCCAAATTCCATTTAACATTGATATGATTGGGTCAGTCAGTCGTATGTTAGTAGGTCTCCGGTCGTATGCATCTACGTTGGCAGGACAACGCTCAGTTTTAGTTGCCTACGATGGCTCGGAATTTATAACATCTTTGCGTCTGAATATTTCTAACATAGACCGTATTAAGCAATGGGATACCGCAGTGTTTCGTGAAGTGACTGCCTATTGGAAAAGTATTCGTATAGGGCTCGATTTTACATATCCTATACCTCAAGCAGTCTATGTAATTACCTTTGGAGGATTTGATACCGCTCAACCGGCAGGAACATTACAATTTACTCGTGCTGTTCTACCGGTTCTTTATCCTGTTCTTGGACCTATACCCATGGATCCGCGAAATAAGAGTCGTAAGACATTTTTACTGACCTATGGCGAGGCTTGGAATCTATTTGAAATTACAGGAGGGAAAGGAAAGATGATGTTCGATGATACGTAAAAAAATTGACGGTGGGTCTTGTTGATGTGAGAATGTCACATCCTCCTGTGCTTTCTTACAAATGGCAACGTGGTCCCGGTCTGCGCTCTCTAGTCCGTCAGGACTCTATAGTCCACCAGGACTCTCTAGTCCGTCAGGACTCTATAGTCCGCCAGGACTCTCTAGTCCGCCAGGACATAAACTTCCTTCTATTATCGTGACTGACAAGTCCTTTCCTACTCTTGGGAGCGGCGGGAGCACTACTAATATTCCTGCCGGTCCACCATCTAAGAAGCCAGTTCTTACCTTCGCCCAGAAACTGAAGCAGACGGCAGACGCCGAGGCGGCAGCGGCAGCGCAAGCGGCGGCTGAGGCGGCAGCGCAGCGCCTTACTGAAGAGGCTAACCGTCGTCAGGTATCTCTTGTAAGCAACTTCTATAAGGGGCATCGAACAACCGATGAAGATTACGCTCATGAAGATAGTTCACCCGATGAAATGGATTATGAAACGGCATTAGAGTACGAGGAGCATCTTCGCTATAATCGCAGGGAGCGGACGCGCATTACGGATTATAGTAAAGATCTATCGTCTGAGGAGGAAGAACAAGATATTTAAAAACCGTTTATGTGAATAAGGAAATGAGTATATCATATTTACAGAATCTTTCAACCCAGATTGGAGTCGACGCACGTACACAATACTTTTACGACTTATCCGGTGTCAAATACAAAACAAAAAGCGATTTATTAACGTTACGGAGACAATGGGATACATATGAGCGTGTTGAAAATATTAATTTTTCTATTTATAAAACTATTTTAAAGGGAATTTATCAGCCTTGGTATGTGTTTGCTAGTAATGAAGAAGCAAGTGATTATCGTGTAGGTCAACTTTTACACGTGAATCGGTACCCAAATATACCATCGGCATTATTCCAATCAATTTCCCTTGCTCCTACACCAATTCCTAAGGATTCAGGTGGTCCGCCTCGCTTCGCCCAAGCACCTTCACAAATTGTATCTGCCAATTCTATAAGTGAAGGGCAAAAAACCGAAAACAATGCCGATATGTCAATTTATATACACGTCAGTACCTATAACGTATTACATAGCACATTTACTTATCAATTTCAGAGTAATGAGGAGCAGTTGGCGTATCATCGAGCAGAGTATCGCCTTTATGCTGCGCGGAACAATCTGATAAATCTATCAACGATTGCGGGAAGATCCGCTTCATAATACGGTCTTGGTGATTCTTTTTAATTGGAAAAGTTGCAAGTATTTTACGCCAAAGTAGTAGTTTACGTTGGCGTAACATATCCTCAATCAATGTATCCATGGTGCTTCACATGTTGAGATGCGGGACTGGGTTCATTTTTTTATGCTTTTATGCGGTGCGTAGTCGCTCCATCACTTCGCGAATATCATTTCGATAATTCACCTTTGCATAATGGAGGCAACCGTTTTGCTTCGACATAAGATGTTTATCCGTATCTGGAATACGTTCAAGCTGTCCGATATACGTTGGTGATTCCGTATTATATGTGTATACGTGACCGGTTTGTGAATTAATCAGATAAACAATACCTTGAACGGATGCGCGAATAAGTGTATCGGGTACAGGGACGTCCATGGGATGATGCGGATAAGATTCGTTGATTTCATTACATCATTTTTTATCCTAAAACTTTCACACCGTGTCCGATAAATACATTGTGGAAAATCTCCATCATTTTATCCCAACCAACACATATACCGGCAAATTCGCTATAGATCAAACATATCAATACAATGAGAATTAGAATGATAGGTATGTTCGGAAGTATAGCATCTATGAATGGTTTCATATCTTATCCTAGTCCTAGGAAAAAATTGATAGATTCTACGGAGTTTTCTAGATGTGTGGTTGCTTCTCTTTCTTACAAAATGACGTCCATTCCTTCCGATACCATTGTCCTCCTTGCAAAGGCTATTCTGTGCCTTGGCGCAGAGAAGCCCTCTTCTCTCCCTTCTTCCATTGCCGATGCTCTGCGTGCTCTTTGCCCTGAGCCCGCTGCCGAGCCTGCGGTTGCCGAGCCCGCGGTTGCCGATCCTGCGGTTGCCGAGCCCGCGGTTGCCGATCCTGCGGTTGCCGAGCCTGTCAAGAAGGTGCGCAAGACGACAAAGGCACTTGCTGCTGCCGCTGCTGCTACAGGTACGGCTGTTGTTGCTCCCGCTGCTGCTACCACAAACGTCGACCCTTGGCGCACACATCCTTCTCGTCTCCAGTCCATCGATCCTAAGTACTGCGTCGGTCGTCGCATCGACGTCGAGAATCCGCTTGTCGGTACGCGCCCACAGGATGAAACCGCTAATCACGGAATGATCTTTCCTGAGAAGCAGTGTACACGAAAGCCTGCGCCCGGGTCAAATATGTGTGCTGGATGCGGCAAGAAGGATGCCGAATACAAGGCGAATCCTAAGACAAATAACGCATCGTGGCACGGACGCCTTGACGAGACAGTCCTTTACCCGCGCGCCAAGATTGTTGGCTCTGAACTCTTTCTTTCCAAGTACCCTAAGGGACTTCCCAATGATAACTTTCGTGCTGGTAGTGCTGTTACAGGCACAGCAGCTGCCCCTGCGACAAAGGAGACCCAGAAGCGTGCGCCAGTCTATGAGACAGTTGCCGTTGATGCCGCACCTGTAGTTGCAAAGTGGATTAGTTTCATGTACGACGGGCGCAACCATATCCGCAATGTTGAAACTGGCAAGACCTATTACACTGACGTCCTAAAGGACTCTCCAGAGGCAAACGCTGTGAAGGAGCACTATGTCGGTCGCTGGGTCGATGGTGCTGTTGAACTGACGGATGATAGCGATGATGAGTAAATAGACACTAAAAACCCAAGAATCAAAAACCAAAAAAATCCATAAAAATGCGGTGGCTCATTCAAAAAACATAAAAACGATAAAGTAGTAGAACCTGTAATGTCAGGGCAAAATAATAGGACACTCAATGTGGACTCTATTTTTGTCCGCGATATCTACTTTAAAGATTTTGCGAACAATCCTATTCCGGCGAATCGTCCACTTTTGAGTCGAGGTGACGGTGGTACCTATTGGGCGTCGTCTTTTACTTCGTCGTTTGCTGCTCCCGCTGTAAACGAAATTGACGCTCCAACAGCAGACGGTTCACTTTATCAATATATACCAACAGGACAATATAATGTATTTAATTTTTCACCAGGTGCCGGTATTCAATTCTACTCCAATGCTACAAATGGAGGTCTTATTGTCTATAGTATCGGTCCCGAACAAATTATAGCAGACGGACAAGTATTGCCTTTCTCAACCCTACCAGATTACACAGTCGGCGGTCGTACGCTTCAATTTGTGGGTACCGGCGATACATATTTGTACGTAAGTGGTGCCACTATTTTTTTCAACTCTCTCACAACCTCAACCTATAGTTCGATTATTGATTTACAAAGTACAAGTATCGGCTTAGCGTACCAGTTTTCCACTGTCAATGCCGAATTATATAGCACAATCGCCACTATTGAAATTATTTTTACTTCGTCGGGAATCTATAACTATAATCTCATTTCTAGTTACTTCTTAACACCTGGAGTCATAAATATTTCAACTGTCAGTACATTAGTTCTAAACTTAGGTGATAACACAATTCGAGATATTCCATTAAAAAATTCGATATACGACCCTTGTATTGTGTATGCCGAAAACACACTTATTTCCACAAATACCGATTTTTTGACGTTTACTGATAATTTTACAAATGTTACCTTTGCGATTGACAAAGAGTCACTTTACGCTGCCTCTACTCTTATGTATGGATTGTCGACAACTACAGTTACACAGGCGCAGCAAGTCCAATTAGGTTGGTTTCCAGGTCTATCGACCCAAACAAATACACAGTCTCTTCGCGCCGAATTTGTACCTATTACCCAACAAATTCAGGTGATAGAACAGCTTGTATACCCGAATGGTATGTCGACAATCACGAACTATGCCCTTAAAAATATCGGTAAATTCGACGAAATATGTAACCCAACCCAAATTGCACTTACAACACCTATTATATATGCATCAACAAGCCAATTTGTTATAAGTACTGTGAATAACGTCAGCGTTCAGGGCGCCGGTCTTACATCAAATAGTGAACTAGTTTCGGGTCTTTTTGTAAATCCAATACGCCAAGATACTACAGTCAATAATAGTTGGTTACAATACAATACAACCACGCGGGAAATTGTTTATAATGCCAACGGTGGCGGAGGTGGCGGTGGTTGTAATTTGCCGACCAATGCGAGTAACTATGGTGATTATTTGCTTTGGAATGGGATTGCCTGGGAAGTTGGGTTTTCTAATATTTCTATCGGAGACCAAGCCGGCGGCGACGCGTTACAAGGAGAAGCCGCAGTTGCAGTCGGTGCTGCCGCCGGTCAATTCATGCAAGGAGCCTCAGCTGTTGCCGTAGGAAAATATGCGGGGAAATTGAACCAGGGCTCGAATTCGGTAGCTATTGGTCCATTATCTGGCTCTTCGAATCAGGATATTGAATCCGTTGCGATTGGAGATAATGCCGGTGTCTACCAATCATCGTACGCTGTAGCAGTTGGCTATTACGCTGGTTCAATTAACCAGGGAAATGGCGCAGTTGCTATTGGTTCAAATGCCGGTGAATTCAATCAAGGACGATTTGCGGTTGCTTTAGGCGCGGGTGCCGGTATTCATAACCAAAATAGTGGTACAATTGTTATTAATGCCACAGGAGTTGACTTAGATACGCAACAGGCAAATTCATTCTATATTGCGCCAATTCGTAACGATGAAACTGTTACAACTGCGTTATTACACTATAACACCGCAACAAATGAAATCGTATATAATTCACAAGGTGGTAATGCAAGCACAGGTCCAACGGGTCCCTCAGGAGGTCCTATAGGACCTACGGGTTTTACTGGTAATACAGGACCCACGGGCTCTACTGGTCCGACAGGTCAAGGTGCATCTGGTCCTACAGGTCCGACTGGTATGACAGGTCCTACAGGTGCTGCTGGCGGATTTATTCAATTTACAACCTTACTTAATAACACAGTTGCTAAACCATCGGGAGTCATTCTTGGACCTGCCACAATCCCAAATTGGTCTCCAACGTATACTTCACGTGGCGGAGTACTTATTATTAATTTAAGTTTTAGCGCATATATAACAACAGTACCAGGACTCTACGCATTTAACTTGCTTGTTGACGGTAGTTTTGCCGCACGTTCGAGTTTTTATTTTGATAATATTAATTTCCATATGACAATTCCAAGTATATTTAATTTGAATAATATTTCTGCTGGTAATCATACATTTGCAGTCCAAATACTTGGAGGTGCGGCGGTTGATTCGAACGACTACGCGCATATGACAATTCAAGAGGTCATTGGTGCAAATAGTGTAGGATTAACTGGTCCGACTGGTGTAACTGGAGCCGGCGCTACCGGTCCAACGGGTACTACAGGTTCTACTGGTCCAACTGGTACCAGAGGATTTACCGGTGCAACCGGTACTACGGGCTCTACAGGTCCTGTAGGTCCTACAGGCACTGTTGGCACTGGTCCAACTGGTAGTACAGGTTCTACAGGTCATACAGGATCTACAGGTCCTACAGGACGAACAGGCTCTACGGGCTCTACGGGTCCAACGGGTATAACAGGTCCAACTGGTCCCACAGGTTCAACTGGTCCTACAGGAGTGCCTGGAACTGCGACAAATACCGGCGCTACAGGTACTACAGGTCCTACTGGTCCGACGGGAGTGGCGGGTTCGGCAACAAATACGGGCGCCACAGGTAATACAGGACGAACAGGTTCTACAGGACCTACTGGTAATACTGGTCCAACTGGCTCTACGGGTCCTACAGGGTCGACAGGTCCAACTGGCGCACCAGGTTTGGCATCAAATACCGGTGCTACTGGTCCAACGGGAATCACAGGTGCCAGCGGCTCTACAGGTTCCACGGGCTCAACCGGTCCGACAGGCGCCGGTGCTTCAGGTCCTACAGGTCCTACAGGTCCCGCTCCAAATATGATAGTTACAACTGGTTCTTCATATTTAGGCGCAAATGTATCTATAACAGCGACAGTATACACATCTCCAACCCCAGTATTATCCTTTACAATACCAAGTGCAGGTCAATGGGATATTATTTATTTTATACGCGCACAAGGTCCAAATTTTGG